TGGTTTGTACAGGAGAAAAGCTTGTTCCGAATCCAAATATGGCTTTATCTCCGCCATAACCTGCAGCCGCTAAATTTCGTCTAGCAGTGCCAACCCCAGTGACATCATTGCCAACAACACCGGTGTTTGATACTAAGTTAGTCATTGATACTGCTACTGGTGTAACGAAGCCGAATCCAAATATGGCTTTGTCTCCGCCATAACCTGCAGCCGCTAAATTTAGTCTAGCGGTGCCAACACCTGTGGTGTCTGTAGCAACTGCGCCTGCGTTTGATACTAGGTTGGTAATGGATACTACACTACTGTTCGAGGCGGTGGTCGCGCCGTATCCAAATATGGCTTTGTCCCCACCATAACCTGCGGCCGCCAAGCTTCGTCTAGCCGTGCCAACACCGGTAGTGTCTGTAGCAACTACTCCTGAGTTTGATACTAAGTTAGTTATTGATACTATTATATCGGTCTCACCGTATCCAAAAATAGCTTTATCTCCTCCATACCCAGCGGCTGCAAGACGCTGCCTGGCAGTACCAACACCTGTAGTGTCATCAGCAACCACACCTGTATTTGATACTAGATTGGTCATGGATAGTATACCACTAGAATTAGCGGTGGTGGAGCCGTACCCAAATATAGCTTTATTACCGAAGGGCTGATCGGCTCCCATATATACGCCGGCAGTAATTACTAGGCCAGCAGTTAATGTTATCATACTATTATTCCTTTGTGTTATTTATACATAGACACTTGACACAAATTACCGTTTGTGTTATAATGTATTTATTCAAAATACTAAAAAGTAAAATGTTTAAAGATGAATTGAAAGCATATGTGGAGGGAAACCCAAATCTGGTGAACATGCGGCCAGCCGGTACTGGGATCTTCGTCCTAAAGTATGCTCGCCGAGTGTTCTATGATAACCTGTGGAATGACTATGTGGCAGAATGCCGTGGTGCTATCGTGGATCAAGATTTCAACTTGGTGCAGTACCCATTTACAAAAATATATAATTATGGCATCGAGCGTGAAGCACCGGTTCTACCCCCGGATACTCAAGTTACCGCATACCGCAAAGTCAATGGTTTCATGGTTGCGGTTACTTGGTACAATGGTGATCTGTTAGTATCTACTACGGGAAGCACGGATTCAGATTATGTAGCAATGGCCCGAGAATTGATTGCTCCTAACTTGGAAAAGTTTCGTCAGACTTGTGAAGATTATAGCGGATACACTTTTATGTTTGAGTGTGTCCATCGCAATGATCCGCATGTTGTCCCAGAAGTAGAAGGTATGTATTACTTGGGTCATCGTCAAAAAATTTGGGGTGGGTCGATTAGCGTAAGCCCAGGACTGCACCTATCGTTTGGTTGTTTTGGTGTTGAGTGTATCCGCTGTACTATCGCGGAGTTGCAAGTGATGACTAAGGAATGCCGACATGAGGGATTTGTATTTTATACAGATGATGGTGTAAGTGCCAAGATCAAGTCGCCGTACTATCTGACTTCCAAGTGGGTGGCTCGCAACCCACGCACTGACAAGTTGGTAGACTTGAAAAAGGATATCAAGCATCAAATTGATGAGGAGTATTACGGGCTCATCGACGCTATCCGTGCTAACATCACTGAGTACACGGCTATGGATGAACAGGCCCGCTTGGCTTGGGTTCGCAACTATTTGGGTGCAGTATGATCGATGAAAGCCATTTGCCCATAGCCGAACAGAGTCTAGTGTTTCGTTTACGCAAACGAGCAGAGATTCGCAGGCAGATAAAAGGACGTAAGTCAGTGGAAGAAGGTGCGCCGGATCGTATTGCAGATTTATTAGAAGAAGCCGCAGATGAAATTGAAAGGAAAGGTTAAAAATGTCTAAGTGTTATCAATTGATTGGAGTTCCCGGTAGTGGTAAAAGCACTTGGATCAAAAACCAAGTCCAGTTGCTGGGCCTGACGGTGGTATCCACGGACAACTTTGTTGAAGCATATGCTCAGTCACAGGGCCGAACTTACAACGAAGTATTCACCGAGTACATGCCCACCGCTGTAAAGTTGATGTCCGATCAGGTTGTGGCAGCGCGCCAACTGGGCCATGATATCATCTGGGATCAAACCAGCACTACTGTTGCCAGCCGCTGCCGCAAGTTTCGTATGCTGCCCAAATATGAGCATGTTGCCGTAGTGTTCCCCACACCTGAACCCCATGAATTGGAGCGGCGTTTGGCAAGCCGTCTAGGAAAGAGCATACCAAAGAATGTAATGGATCGAATGATCCGTGATTTTGAAATGCCAACTTTGGATGAGGGCTTTGCTGAAATTGTCATGGTTGGCTAGGACTTGACAATAAATGGGTATGAGTGTATAATATCTATATACACTGAGAAAACGGAGTAAATGATGCGACTGGTTATTGAACACACTGTGGGCGATGGTTATACTTGGCATGCCACCAACACAATTCCAGTGGAGTATGAATCGGCAGAAGCCTTCGCAGTAGAATTTGAAGAGGCCTGTAAAGAGGCTCGCCAGGCCAAACAATCTACCCGTCACTGGGTAGAATTTACCTTTGCAGGCCGAGAGTGGGACGCTGATAACTTTTTTGAGGAGGGCGTATATTATCCTCCAGAAATTCTCACGGTTGATGAGTGGTTTGCACGGCCACACCATGGTTGACAATAAATGGGTATGAGTGTATAATACTCACATACTGAGAAAACGGAGTAACAGATGAAAAGCGGTGGAAAATACGGTGTGTATCGCCCGAACACTGAAATGGTCAAAGTCAATGGTGAGTGGCAACTTCCCGATCAGATTCCCTCAATCGACCTCAGCAAGTGTGACTACGATAAGTCTCGCAAGGTTCTCAAACTGGTCAGCGAGTACATTGGCATGCCCCGTCAATTCTTTGTCAAAAGTCATCACACTGGCAAAGAAGTCAGGTTTGTAGTGGTTGGTCCTGAGGACAAGCTTTTCAATGAAGATGGTTGGGACGGTGAAATGTGTGTTTATCGCCCCGTGGGTAATGTGCCCGGTGTTGATCATTTGGTTATTTATAACGCATACTAAGATAGGAATGTGACAATGAGCCGCGAAGAGATTCAGACATTTATCTATGACTGGGCCACAGAGCAATTTTTCACTGCGCCCTACGGCATTCTTACAAGCAAACACACCAACAAGATTGGTCGAAGCTACCGATCAGTTACATTTGGTTACGCTCGCACTCGTGACTTTGAGGTCCAAATCTATGGTCCCAAGTTCATGGTTCTGCGAGACAGCCGCAAAGGAAATACTACATTTGGTTCACCGGCAGAATTGATGGATCATCTTACTACACTAATTTAAGGATATACAATGTCAAGTTCATGGATCAACAAACTCAATGAAAGTGATTCTCGTCTACATAAAGAAGATGTAATTAGGCAGGCACTTGAAGCCGCTACACTGGGCAGCGTCAATGCTCAAATGTTTTTGGGCCTTACTCATGCTTGCTACAATCCCTTTATTACCTTTGCTGTTAGGCAAGTGTCCAATTCTGTAGGAATCACTGATGCTCCCAATCCATGGCCAGAGTTTAATGAACTTCTACACCTACTGTCTATTAGGGCGGTAACAGGCAATGCTGCCCGTGATGCTATTGCTCTTATATCTATGAAGTTCGACAGTGATGAATGGAACAACTTTTGCGCCCCTGTTATTCGCCGAGACTTGCGAGCAGGTATCAGTGAAAAGACAATTAACAAGGTAGTCAAGGGTACTAAATATCAAATTCCCGTGTTTGGTTGCCAACTGGCTGCTAACAGTGAAGGCCGCCCTGAAATGCGTGGTGTCAAGAGATTGGAGCCCAAGCTTGATGGTGTTCGTGTACTGATGATGGCTAATATTAGCGATTCTGGTGATGTGACTGTAGTTAGCTACAGTCGCAATGGTAAGGTTTTTGAAAACTTTACTCACATTGAAAATCAAATTGAACAGAATTTTACAAAGATTGTACGCACAGCCGCAACCAGTAATATGTCAATGGGATTTGTGTTGGATGGTGAAGTGATTGGTAATTCTTTCCAAGAACTAATGCGCCAAGCTCGCCGTAAAGAAAATGTCCAAGCTGAGGATAGTGTGTTCAATGTGTTCGACATTATCCCGCTAACTGCTTTCCGAGAAGGTCATTGGAATGCTCAACTGAGTAAGCGTATTAAAATCTTGGAAAGTCTTCGCCCAGTCATTGATGATATGCCCAATGTTGAACTACTGCCTCATCTCTTGGTAGATTTGGATACCAGTGAAGGTCGTGACCAACTTGACCGTTATGCTGCTGATCAAGTTGAAGCAGGCTTTGAGGGTATTATGATTAAGGATTTGGGAGCGCCTTACGAATGTAAGCGCAACACCAGTTGGATGAAATGGAAACCTACTATCACAGTAGACTTGGAGGTAGTAGATGTTGAAGAGGGTACTGGTAGAAATAAAGGTCGCTTGGGTGCTTTGGTTTGCCAAGGACACGACGACGGCCGAGATATTTCGGTCAATGTTGGTAGTGGGTTTAGCGATGGTGATCGAACTGATCTTTGGAATGACCGCGATTTGGTTATTGGTCGAAAAGTTGAAATCCTTTGTGATGTGATTACTAAAAACCAAGACGGAACATACTCACTTCGCTTTCCCAGATTCGTTCGATTCCGTGATGACAAATGACTATACGCATATCCACTAATGAGATTTATTACAAAACGCAAATATTCTTTGCCAAAAATATTGTACCTACACTACCCAATGATGATCGTGCTTGGGCAAAAGAATACAGAGTATGGCTGAAAGAACAAGGTGCTATTATAGTTACGGACGAATTTGAAACACTTTTAAGAACTACATTGGGTGTGGCACCTGGTTATGATTTTTTTGAGTTTGAAAAAGACAGTGATGCTACAATATTTGTATTGAGGTGGTCATGAAGATTTTGAGTGCCAATTGCCAAAAAGGAACAGTAGAGCTTAAACAGTGGAGACTGGTGCATATAGTTATTAGAGACAATCTGCCGGCAGATTATCCAGGCATAGACTACAATTCCGGCTATGAAGGCTTATTTGATGTAGTTCCAAAATATTTTGGAATGACAAGAATGTATAGAGATCCAATTAGCTTTTTTGTAACATATGAATTTACCGATGAACAATGGACTATGTTTGTATTGAAGTGGACATGAACCAATATAGACTCGCTATTGAGCGATGGGACTGGGAACGTAAGCGTGATGTTAGACAGTGGCTTGAAACTAACTTCGGACCTATCCATGTTCAGTGGGGTGAAGAGTATGATTACGGATTAGAAAATCTTTGGATGAACGAAGATGTTTATACTTTATATTTGCTGAGGTGGTCATAGTGACTGAAAAATATCGTGTTTCTCTTTCTGGGTACTGGCCTAATTATTGGTTCAACTTTATAAGGTATTGCCAAGCTGATTTAATAAATATTGGTGGCTATCATACTTATCGTGATCTGGATAGTTGCATAAACCAACAACTAGAACCACATGGCAAGTTTATAAGAACACGCACACAGGGTGAGTATCTACGATGGGATGACCCAAAATATCATACAGCATTTGTATTGAGGTGGTCATGAAGATTTTGAGTGCCAATCACCCAAGGGGAACACTAGAGTATAAGCAGTGGAGAATGGTGGATATGGTTATCGCAGAATATCAACCTAAAGATATGAGAGACCTTTTTGATAGGCGTGGATATGAAGGGTTATTTGATGTAGTTCCAAAATATTTTGGAATGACAAAAATGCATAGACATAATTCTTTTGTAACATATGAATTTACCGACGAACAATGGACTATGTTTGTATTGAGGTGGGCATAATGACAGTTACCTTACCTTGGGATCACGATTGCGTTGATAAAGCATTGGAGTGGGCTGAAGAAAATTGTCCAAGTTATATTACGCACTTAGTTGGACCTGACTACGGTATTGTTTATTATTTTAGTGATGAGAAAGATGCTGTATTATTCGCATTGAGGTGGCTATGAAAGTACATGATTTTGGTGATACGGTTACTGATTATAGATATAGAGTATCGATTCCAGACAGTAATAAAACTCCACTAATTGAAGTACAAGAATGGCTAAGAGAAAATCGTATACAGTGTTCTTTGTTGCCACACTGTGCTTGGTTTCATAATGAATGTGATGTGGTTCATTTTATTTTGAGGTGGAGTTAATGGGTCAAACAACTAATTCATATATTAAACACCTTAACAAGACATTTCCATACACTGTTGATTATCCCCGCACTACTGAATGGTATGATAATAAGGGAGATTGGTATCAACTTAGTAGCTGGTGTGACTCTGTATTGGGCAAAGATGATTGGGAATATATCCGCGAACAATTTAGGTTTAAAACAGAATCGAGCAAGATGTGGTTCACAATGAGGTGGCTATGATCAAGCAGCAAGTAAGAGGTTTATTCTTTTGGAAAGGCAAATATTCACATTGTATACCCAGTGGCTTGAAATTTATAGATAAGCTATGGTGGAGGTTTATGCCCGGCACTGTAATCAAGGTAGCCTGGCCCACCGGAACAATTATTGGAGTTCGAGATCCACGATACTATGATCGAACCGGTTCAGCCTACTTACCTTATTCCTCAGCGGATCCAAATGATCATTACCGCCCGTGGTTAGAAGAAAATGTAGGCAAACAAAGTTGGGATTGGAACTGGGGCTTTACAGGAAACGATGTAACTGAAAATACGCTAACTATAAAAATCCGTAAAGGTCGTGAAAAATATGCTACACTGGCAACGATACTTTGGTCCTAAATGATTATTAGTAGAAAACAATTTAGAGAGTATTGGGAAAAAATAGATCCCAAAATAGCTAAATGGGATAGCCCACTTTGGTCTTTAGAAGATCGGTATGGTAAATCTCGTTGGTTTGTAAATGTAGTAGTCAATGAGTTACGAAACCATGAAAATTTTAAAGAATATCATCAATGGGTACTAAGAAATTGCCGAGGTAGAATATTGTGTTATAGTAGTAATGCAGAGGAAGAATGGTGGGGATTCTCACATAAGCCTGATGTGTTTCTTTGGATATTGAGGTGGTCATGAGGTACACGATTAAAGTATCACGCACAAGCACCCCGGCTCTTTATAATGTTTTGGTTAAGTTAAGCGAAACTAAGTCTTTAGAAAAAGATTTTGATATTAATGTAAGTAACTTAAGGGATAAAGGACGCTTTGGATCTTCATACTATGAAGTATCATTTTCCAGTGAGCAAGCTTATTTGATGTTTCTATTGAGGTGGACATGATGGTAGAAATTATCACTAAAGACTGGTCTCTGGAATTTTGGCATGAAGTGATACCATGGTTTGATAGAACATTTGGACTAGATGGCCATGGCTATGATAAAATATGGTATTATCAGGATGATTACAGTATGTATATCCGTGAAGAGTATTTACCATTTTTTATGTTGAGGTGGCAATGAAATATCGTATAACTACCAATCATGTATGGTGGGATATGAATCCCGAAACTACTGAAATGAACAAGTGGTTGAAAAATAAATTTGGTCCAGTAGACGGTAACTGGAAAGCTGGCATGCAGGGTAATAAATTATGTATCGAGTTTAGGCATGAAAAAGATGCTATTATGTTTTCATTGATATGGCTATGACTATATCTCCTATCAAACTAACTGCCAAAGAATGGCTACACAATATACGCCCCAAGCTGATAGAACAGTATGGACCTAGTATTGCTATCTCATATGTTCAACGGCGTCAACTAGGATTCGTTTGCCGAAGCTTTTGGGATCTTGATGAAAATAATCAATATTACGAACATTATTATTTCTTAGATTTTTGGGAAGAGAAATACAAAACTATGTTTATATTGAGGTGGTTATAAAATGTGGATTGATCCCTTAGGTTCGGACCCTAAATGGGTGCGTTGGTGGCTTGCAGATATTCTTGATCAAAAGATGCTGCCTTATTTTAAAGAGCGAGAGATAAAAATTGCAGATCACAACAGAGAAAGTAACTTACAGTTGTTGTATGATTTTTTGAGTAATGAAATGAAATTGCCTAGCATATCAGGTGATAATGATTTTTTTAGAGTAAAGCTTGATGACGCAACAGTGACTTGGTACACACTAAAACATGGTTAACCATAATGCTTTCAAATACACTTTATTTTTGTTATACTCACATTAATCGTTACTAACTCTAAAGGAATTTAAAATGGTATTTATTGTAAAAAGTGAATGGCATCAACTTGAGCGACGTTTTGGTATTGAATTTGACGAAGAGATTATCGGCGAGATTTACCCAAACTTAGACGAAATCGGAGTCGCAGAAATGTTAAAAGGTATCGCGTCTGGTGAAGTTAATATCGATGAAGTTATCAATGATGCTTATGATGTAGGCCTAGATTGGGATTGGTTGGATGAAGATGATCTATGGACTGATCGCAAAGGTGGATATGAAGTTACATATGAGGTTGTAGAAAAAGAAGAAGAGTATCCATTTGGTAATCCAGAAGATTTTGATGACGAAGAAGATTCCGAGGATGATGAAGGAGACCGTACAGAACAAGCAGAGGTAGTACACAGTACCCCTAAACTTGCAGCATGGCCCTTCGATTTTGCCCAAGCCATCGAAGAAACCGCTGATGGAGAAACCGCCTACGAAGAACCAGTAGAATCTACTAAATCTAAGGAAGAACTACTACCCAACTACCCACCTGGTGAATATATTATTCGTATTTGGGGCCGTACTCGTGAAATTGGTGTAGGAACTATTACCAAAGAACAGTATGATTATTGGATTCAGGAAGAAATGGAAGATAATCTTAGTTATGCTATGAACGAAGATTATGATTACGATGAGAATGAAACTCCCGAAGCAGCCAGATTTGAACACCCTTATTATGAATATAATAATGTGACATCATTTTGGGGATTTGATGAAGATATGGTAATGACTATTGAAAATGAAGCAGGTGAAGAAATTTTTAACGGTGACTTATCGGGCTTTGTCAATGGTGCACATGGTGAAACACAGGGAGCTTGGGAAGCCAGTGAAGAAGTAGAGGAACTTTATCCTGACTATTTGGGCAAAGGCTATTTTGTAATGTGGACTCAAGGTGGTAAGGGTAGCTGCTTTAAAAGTACTATTGTAACTGGTGATCAAGAATTCGATCCACGCAAGCTAAAATATACTACTTGGGACATCAATGGTGCAAGCTGCGTTAACAGTATCAGTTATGATGATCAGGAACTTGAAGATGAGGGTATGGACAGTGATCGTGACAATTGGCGTGGTCAGTGGAGTGAGTTTAATATCTATCATAACGAACAATGAAGGACGTAGTTGGAAAGTCCTATGTGTTTGAAGATGGTAAGTCTATAACGGTTACCCAAATTAAACTCCGTGATGAGGGTAAGTATTGGGTAACTTATATGACTAAGATTGGACCTGGAATACCAGTAAGATATGTTATGGAATATTCCGAGTTCCTCGTAACATACGGGCACTTATTTAAATAGTTACATTTAGCAGCCACAGTCCTAGAATAAATATAAGATGCGTATAAAATTCATAACCCTATCTAACATTACACTATTAACCGCATTGACTCTTAGTACTATAGCTGCTTGGTATAGTATCAGTGGTCTTACTGCGATATTTGCTGCGGCTGTAATACCCATTATTATTATGGGCGGTGCCCTAGAATTTGCCAAAGTTATCACTACTGTATGGCTACATAGGCATTGGGATCGAGTATCACTTAAGATTAAATTCTATTTGTCAACAGCAGTAGTTGCACTGGCATTTTTAACTAGTATGGGAATATATGGATTTTTAAGCAAAGCACACATTGATCAAGGCATCCCAGCTGGTGACGTTGCTGCTAAAGTATCTTTGTTAGATGAAAAGATTAAAATTCAGCGAGAAAATATTGAAGTAGCCAGACAAGCCCTAGCACAAATGAATGCACAAGTAGATCAACGTCTAGGTCGAAGTGCCAGTGAACAAGGTGCAGAACGAGCAGTTGTCATTCGTAGACAACAAAGTGGTGAAAGAAATAAATTACAAAAAGAAATCGCAGACGCACAAAAAGAAATATCCAAACTAAATGAAGAACGAGCACCGATTGCCAGTGAACTAAGAAAAGTAGAAGCAGAAGTAGGACCAATAAAATATATAGCAGCACTAGTATATGGGGATGATACTGACCAAGCTACCCTAGAAAAAGCAGTTCGTTGGGTAATTATTCTGATTGTATTAGTATTTGATCCACTGGCTCTAACACTAGTTATTGCAGCCAATGGCAGTAGAAAATGGGAAAAAGAAAGAGAAGATGATATTAATGCTATGTCCATTGCCACACCAAATGATATTGCTATCAGAGAATTCACACCAGAAGAAATTGTAGCATTGGATGAACCAGTAGAAGAACCCAAAATCATAGAACCTGAAGAAGAATTCGACTTATCCAAACATGCTTATCTCAACCAGCCATGGAAATGGTTCCCTACAGGCGCTTTACATGTACCAAATCCTCCCATAGTCGAAGAACCCAAATTATCTACCGAACCCACTATCTTAGCTTCCGATGATATTCGCGTTTCGGATGACATCACAATAAATTCAGTACCCAAAACAGAACCAATTGTAGAAGTCATCACTGAAGGTGTAACACAAGAAGAACCAGTAGAAGAAAAACCTTACATAGAACTTGCGGGCGGGTATGTACATTATAATGGTAAGACTATGCATTTAGATGTACTAAAAAATCTCAAGCCTGAATTTTTCATGCGTAAGCCTGAATCTACTGAAATAATGGGTGAGGGCTTTGGTACTAAATTTCCTGAAGTAGCTAAAAAGGGAGCTACCTTTGTAAGAGTAGATATATTGCCCAATCGTGTTTACAAATTCGATGGTAATAATTGGATAGAAGTAAAGAAACATCAATCAGATACTTACCTGCATAACGCTGAATACATCAAACATTTGGTAGAAAAGATAGAAAAGGGCGAATACGACATAGAATTACTGTCCGAAATCGAAAAAGAAGAGATTGCCCAATATCTAAAAAAACTTGACAATTAATCCCATTTAGTGTAGAATAGCTGTTCTAACTTAATTAAATGGAGTTTCTATGAAATTCAAAGTCGCTGCACTGACCCTAGCACTAGTCCTAGCAGGGTGTTCCTCAACCAAACCCTCTTATGAAGTAGAAACCGGTCCCGTTACCGCAATCAATGCCCAAAAGCTTGCTACTTCTTTCAAGCGGCAAGGCATTAAATTGGAGTGGAGTTGCTGGTGGGGCACTGGGTTTTCTGAAGCCACTTGCGTCAAAAGTGACATTAAAGCTATCGAAGTTACCGCATATGCTAACAGTTTTAGTAACTCGGAAGTCATGCGTGAGCGAGCATTCGTTGCTGCTGAAATGCAAGCCAAAGCTAAACTTATCCACTTCATCAATGAAGGTGTGAGTAGCACCAACGTGATGCAAACTGTTACCAAGAATGTGGAAAAAGCCAAAGACCAAATCACCAGCAAAATCAAATCGGATGATGTGGTTTCGCTATCGGATGATGAAGTTGCTAAAGGCAGCAACACCGCAGTCCGAGAAAATTCCAACGAAACGGTACGCACACTGACCGAAAGCATTCGCAACAATGCTGAGGGCAAAATCCGAGGCGCATATATCAAAGATGCCGAGATCGTTGATCGTCAAACGGTAATGGTTACGATTCGTTGGGATAAAGATTCCCAAGAAGCCGCCCGCAACCTTCGCAAAAACTTCAAGTAAAATGAAAAATCTCATCTTTGTACTAGCACTTATTTTTGTTGGCCACACTGCCGCCCAAACTGCTAAGAATCCAATTAGGGTTCATGGAGAGGGCGCAACAGAGGAACAAGCAAAACAAAATGGTTTCCGTACTGCTATTGAATTGTCGGTTGGTTCAGTAGTAGTATCGGATCGACAAGCAGTCAATGGTACCCTGAACAAAGATGAGATTTTGAATTATGCGTCGGGTTATGTCACGGACCATAAAGTAATTGACACTATCCCACTAAGCGGCAAAACACTGGTAATTATGGATGTTTGGGTCAATAAGAGCAAATTGGCTGATAGGATTTTAGGTGCCTCTACCAAACCTGAACAGTTTGACGGAGGTAAACAAGTCTCCCAACTAAACAGCCTGCTTGATGCTAAAGCTAGAAGTGACCAACTACTTAAACAGGTGATGAGTGACTTTCCTAATAAGGCGTTTACTGTTTCAAGTAGTGAAACGTCAATCAATGTCGATAGAAATCGTTCGCCATGGTTATTTATTAAATATTCTATGGCTTGGAATTTTAATTACTTAATGGCTGTTAATGAAGCTATGTCGATTCTAGCACCTTCTAAGAATAGCGTAATCTCTCCTACTATGGATCGTATGGCAGGACAGTCACCTGCTGGTTATGTAACGATTATGGCAAAGGATCCAAAAAATCTTATCTTTGGTAATCAATGGTCATACCAAATGGCAGACAATTCTAGCTTGAAGCTATTGCAGACTATTTTGATTGATAGAGAACCGTACATTATGGTTACCATTAGAAATGCGGGAACATATAGTGTTTGGAGAACATGTATGGAGCCTCAGTGGGCCCGTGGAAAAGCTTTTTATTCGGCCAGAGAAAATATTTCTTTTTATGGAAACACGGTGGAAACAGGCTACCTTAAATTTGATATCAACCAATCACCTGGTCTAATTGACAGACTGCGAGAGGCTAATACGGTAGAACTAGAGATCGTTTCTAAATATGAATGCAAGTGATTATATTTTAATTAAATAAGTATCTACCTAAGATAAGTAGTAGTATGACTATTGAATCTAAAATAATAAATCACTGCTCATTTTGTGGTAATCACAAAGACATAGTTAATAAATTAATTGTAAGTGAAGATGTGGCTATCTGTAGCGACTGTGTAACGCTATGCAATGAATTAATGGTGGAAGAGACCAACATAATCATACAGGAAGAAACTACCAAATACGATCCTGAATTGATTACAGAATACTTAGATCAGCATATAATTGGTCAAGTGTCCGCAAAGCGTGTATTAAGCGTAGCAATCGCAAATCATTACAAACGAATCAATAAGCCTCCCAAAGACTTAGAGATTCAAAAGGGCAATGTGCTGCTAGTAGGACCTACAGGATCTGGTAAAACACTGTTAGCAAAGACTGTAGCAAAATATCTAAATGTTCCTTTTGTCGTAGCCGACGCAACCAGCTTAACAGAAGCAGGATATGTAGGTGATGATGTTGAAAGCATGATTCAAATGTTGCTAAATGCAGCAGGCGGTGATCCTAGACGCGCAGAACGTGGAATTGTGTTTATTGATGAAATTGATAAAATTGCTAGAAAAAGCGAAAGCACTAGCATTACCCGAGATGTTTCAGGTGAAGGTGTTCAACAAGCACTACTCAAATTAGTAGAAGGTACAGCTTGCAGAATACCAGCAGCAGGTGGTCGCAAACATCCTGGAGGTGAAATGATTGAGATTAACACTAAAGATATCTTATTCATTGCTGGCGGCGCATTTGTAGGATTAAAAGAAATTATCAATAATAGAACAACTGGCACTAGTATTGGGTTTGGTGCAGAAATAAAAAATAATAAAAAAGAAACAGAATTATCTGGTGTTACTCCAGACGATTTAATCAAGTTTGGCATGATTCCAGAGTTTATTGGTAGATTTACTACTACAGTGAATGTAAACGATTTATCCAAACCAGATCTTATTAAGGTACTTACTCAGATTAAGAATAACTATATTGAACAGTACAAGTATCTTTTCTCGCTAGATGATATTGAATTAAAATTCACTGATGATGCACTAGACCAATTAGCAGAAAATACGCTAAAATTAAAAACAGGCGCTAGAGGTCTACATACTGAATTAGAGCGTGTTTTAATGGTTCATATGTTTTACACTAAGTTTTATAGAGAACAGAACACCAAAGAAATCATTATTGATAGAGATCAAGTCATTACTCCAAAAACTTATATTTGGCAAGATGAGTAATTGCCCTAAATAATATATTTTTTTACGCAATTACTGTATAATAAATAACTATGTAAAACGCCGATTATCGGGTTTTACAGTCATTATTTGCTTAAAGGAGAAATAAAAATGACAAATCAACTAACACTACGTTCCTTCAACCTACCTGAAATTCATAAATTTGCTGTTGGTTTCGACAGTATGTTTGATGAACTTCATCGAGCAACTGCTCAACAAAATCAAACAAATTATCCTCCATACAATATAGTTCAAATCAATGAAAATGAGTATTTGATTAGTATTGCTGTTGCAGGATTTGGTCCAAATGATCTTACTGTTACTAAAGAAAAGAACTTTTTGGTTATTGAGGGTAAGCATTGCAAAGAAACTATTGAACAATCGGAAACTAGTCTAACATACCTACACAAAGGTATTAGTGAAAGAAGCTTTCGCCGAGAGTTTAAATTGGCTGATTTCGTAGAAGTTGTCAATGCTAATTTAGAATTAGGTATTTTAAGTCTGCACCTACAGCGTGAAATACCTGAGGAGCAAAAAGCCAAAACAATTGCTATTTCTTACAACAAATAGTATAATAGAATCTCAATAAATACCAGTGTGCGGGGAAACTCGCACACTACCTTAAAAAGAGAAAATAATGTCTAAAGAAGACCTAAAAATCAAACCAAATCTAGATTTAAGTGAACCCCCACTATACAAGGTTATTTACTTCAATGATGAGGTAACTAGTATGCATTTCGTGGTAAATAGTTTAATTGACTATTTTAATTATACTAATGAAACTGCTTCTACCATTACTGAAAGCATTCACACTCAGGGTAGTGCAGTGGTAGCAGTACTACCCTACGAAATTGCAGAACAACGCGGAATCGAAGTTACTATCGATGCTAGATCACAGGGCTATCCTCTACAAGTTAAAGTAGAGGCTGATCTTTAATACTTAACTTCAACTCGCTTGGGCCAATAAGGCTTGCGCTTATAATAACTGTTGTTTATATAGTTGATATTATCTATGGTAGTATCAACTGTTTTATCATATGACCCATAAACCCAATGAGTTATTTTCTTTTCAGTATCAGTATGGATAGACACTATCGGTGGTTGTTGTTCGCTAATATCTGATGGCATTTCACCAAAGAATAGTTTCTCACTAGGAGCACTATGAGTTACCATGCATATCTTTTTGGCATCCAAATGCAACTGTAACTTTTCAATAGTGTTACCTAAATAAGTTATATCCGAATAGTTTTGAACTTGTAGTTGCAAATAGTCTAGTCCAGTATATACTTGAGTAGTATTACCATACCATCCATTTGCACCCACAATAGCTACCCCATCTACTACCACTACATGTTGATACAGAAAAGCTACACCCTTAATTGACTTGCATATTTTATATATTTCTTCGGTTCGGGTAGTTACATCATCAATGGCGGTGTATTCTAGTGATCCGGCGACATAAAATACACCTGAATAAAATTTAGTAAGATGAAGCAAAGTTTGATGTATAACACGCAAATCATCACTAAGATTACCTGCAATAATACAATACAAACTAGTTGCTTTACCTTCCCAATTAAAGCTTTCTTCAGCGTCTAAGTTTAGATCACTGATTATATCAAACCCTATAGTGGCCATATAAATTACTTGCTACCAGTTTTAGTTTTCTTTGGCTGAGCTGGTGCAGCAGTACTTGGTGTATTAACTGGCTTTTTAGCACCTTGAGTCTTACCAGCTTTCTTTGGAGCAACTTCTGGTTTAGCCATAGATGGAGTTGTTCCCTTTTTAGCAGGCGCTTTAGGTTTAGCTTTGCTTGGTCTAGTAGCTGTGACTACTTCTAGTTTGGCAACCTCTTTAGGTGAAACCGCTGCAACTTCTTTGGCTGGTTCAACTTTGTAGGGTGCAGCTTCTGGTTGAGTTGTTGGAAACTCATGTACTGCTGCATCTTTTCTAATTGATACAAATTTGTATAGCAGTCCCGCTACTACCGCGACTGCTATGATTGCTAATATTACTTCCATTTTAATTCTCCTAAAGAAGTATTTATATGGGCAGAGAGATAATGTATTTTTATTATAAGGTAGTGTTAAATAGTAGTATGCATAAAAATTCTGCCCTCTCAAAATTGATGCTAGAAAAATTACCCAGCGTAGGTAATCAAAAACGATTAGGGTATAGAACCAATGTTGCTGAAGTAACTGAACTATTTTTTTTAATCAACGAAACTATATTCGACAATCAATTACCGTTGCCCATACTTGAAGTTGCTCCCAGATGCAGAAAGTATTGGGGATTGTGTTATGGGGAAGTAGAAAAGTTCCCAAATACTGATTCTTATTGTAAAATCAAGCTAATGGACAAATGGTTTTGCAAACAATGGCTAATAGCTACCCTAGCACATGAAATGTGTCATCAGTACCAGTGGGATATACTAGGTGAAGATAGGGAAGCACAGGGTAAAAATAGATTGATGAGTCATGGTCCCACATTCTTTTTGTATAAAAAGAAGTTAGAAGAACATGGAATATCGCTAAAAAGGGCACATGGTAGACGATTATGGTTCAAGCATCAAAACTTATTTAAATGTTAAAGAGAATAAATACATATTATGCGCGATATATTAGACCTACTACAACAACTAACAGAAAGCACTGGCTTAGCCGGTAGAAAGCCCGGGGATGTATTTAGAAACCCTGAGGGTGAAGAGATGACCTTCAACGATATCAAATTTTTCCCCGAAGGGGGAGGAAAACTACCACCTGATCAATTAACTACTGCCATAGACCAAGTAACACAAGAATTGGGTAATATACAATGGCAAAATGCAAAATCAGCTAGAACTGGTGGATTTGCGATATCATCATTTACAACTCCTGATGGTGAGATGTATATCGGACAATACTTAGAACAAGTAAAGCCAAACAAAACAGATAATTATGTTCCCAATCAGATAGGTGATTACAAGTTTGGAGGTAAAGCAGCCGCTAAATCACAGGCTAAATTATCCCCTCAAGATTTATTAACAGATAAACTAGATTTAACTATCCCTGATATTATGAATCAGTTAGCCTCATCATTGGGAACTGACAACCCATTATATTCTGTTGCACATTCTATAGCTATGGGTGAAGGATTACCGATTGAATTTCCAATACCACCTGGTGTAAGCTTTAGTGGATTTAGAGATTACTTCTGTGAAATTCTACAACCAATGGCTCTGCAAAAAGGCTCATATACTGGAAACGCTGGCGAAGCTGCTGAAATATTTTTAGATGGCACCTTTGCGAATACGCTTATTAGTTTTGATACCAGTAAAACTGCAGGATTAAGCGACAGTATTATGGTTAACCCAGATGGTAAAACAGTAAAAGTAAGTAGTAAAGGTGGTAAAGGAGCTACTGCTAGTGCAAAAAATTTAATTGACAGTGTAAATGATTTACAACAAACTGACGCTGGCAGAAAACTTATAAAAAAATATAGCCAAGTTATTGATTTACTGCGTGATATGCAAGCAGCAGGACAAGCCGGAGCTCCACTTTTATTAGGTGTAAAATATGGTATCATAGACGATGCTGACGCTAATACTATTAAAGCATTAAAGAATACCCCACCCATAAATTTAAACACGATTGACCGTTTAAAAATAAGCAACAATTTAAAAAAATTAGCCAAAGAGCGTACTACTAAAAATCCTGAACAGGTAAATCTTTACTATCACCTTATGGCCGCAGTTGCCCATAAAGCAGCAGAACAAGTAAATGAACAAACTAATTTTAGCAAAGCTGCCGCCGATATTTTAAACAACGGTGCTTTAGTTCAAGTTTATACAAAGGCCAAAGAAGGCAAAACCTCATGGATATTACAAGCATTTGAAACAGTGTATCCAGGAGATACGACCAAAGGTGTATACTTATCAGCAAGTAAAAATTACAGTAGTACCGATATTAAAGGTAATTTTACTTTTAAAATAGATAAGGGCACTGGTGTATCAAAAGATGATGCAAATGTAGATGTGGGCACGACGGCACCAAGTGCGGATGTTAGTCTAGCTACCGCCGCCGCAGATATCGTTAATGGTCGAAGACCAAGTAGCAGTGATGAATCAGAACCTGAAGCCCAAGTTGGTGTGGGTAGAAATAAAAGAAAATAACTATTGACATTCACCGTAGTTTTCTGTATAGTTATAGTAACTATAAAGGAAACAATATGAGTCTAGTACCAATGGTTTTAGAACAAACTAGTCGTGGTGAGCGAAGCTATGATATCTATAGCAGATTACTACGAGACCGAGTTATTCTTCTAGAAGGGGAAGTCCACGATCAAATGGCTAATTTGATTGTAGCACAACTCTTATATTTAGAAAGCGAAAACCCAGAAAAAGATATATCACTTTACATCAACTCACCCGGTGGTTCAGTAACCGCGGGCATGGCAATTTATGATGCTATGCAGTTTGTGACATCAGACATTTCTACTATTGTTATGGGTCAGGCCTGTTCAATGGGTTCGCTTCTAGCACAAGCAGGAACAGCAGGTAAGCGATTTATTCTACCCAATGCTCGACACATGATTCATCAACCTTCAGGTGGTGCCCGTGGTCAAGCAACTGATATGCTGATTCAAGTCAAAGAAATTTTAGAAATGAAGAAAAATCTTACCCATATCTATGTCAAACACAATAGCAAGGGCAAGACCTTTGAAGAACTTCTGCGTGATATGGAGAGAGACCGTTTTATGTCAGCACAACAAGCTCTGGAATATGGCTTGGTAGACGAAGTTATTGAAAAACGCCAAGGTTGACAGTAAAAGTCTTTGGGTATATAATAGCTTTAACATTGAAATATTTTTGGAGATTCAATAATGAATGATGACCAAGCCGATGGGTTAAATGCGTCAGGATACTGGCGTGACCGAGCAGAAAAAGAATCACGCGAAAAGCGGCAAGAGGCTAGGATTAGGTTGCGCGAACTCAAAGAATGGTGGGCTCAAAGAGAAAAATGGGAAGAATTTACTAAATCTTACCCTGCCCGATTTGTTGATCTGATACATAAAGCCACGCTTGCAAAAGCTACCGTTCAGGTTCAGTCAGGTGTCTACACTTTTGATGTTGACGTTGGCTACAAGTATGACTTAAGCCCTCAGCCTCCCCATCTCCCCAATTGGGAATTCAAGGAACTGTTTGAAAGTTTGGAGAAAGAATTCTGCAAGCCTAAAGTAGACACTACTGAGGTAGAGTCTTACCGAATGGAACCTGAAGTTGGCCCCTGAGGTTGACAGTAAATAGCTACGGGTGTATAATAGTGATATATACTGAGAAAATGGGATCAAAGATGCAAGTGCCAACCGTTGGTAGTAAAATTCTAGTGCGTATGGCCTATTCACAGGGTCCCAAAATGTTCCCCCCAACTGCCCCTTACCGCGAGTATCAGGGTGAGGTAATCAAGCCCTACAAATGGCTGAGTGATAGGCAGTTTTGCATGACAGGTGATGATGAAATGCCTGTACGAGTAATCACGGTGAACCTTGTCGATGACATCCAGTTACTTGCTGGTCAACTTGCTACAGTGAATACTCAGGCTAAAGTCTATACCGTTGCAGGTAGTAAGGGCAATAGCTACACGGTGACTAGCAATGGCCGGGGCTGGGATTGCACTTGCCCTGGGTTTCAATTTCGCAAACAGTGTAAGCATGTTAGCGAACTTAGCGGAGTTAAGGTAAAATGAAAGAACTTCTTAGTTTTGTTTTTTTCTGTTTTTGGATTGCAGGCATCGTAATCGCAAAGGGTTTTTGGAGCACATTCTTTGCAGTACTGATTCCCATTTGGTCTTACTACTTGGTCATTGAACGCATCATGCTTTACTTTGGAGTGTAATGATGAATGAGTTTATGAAAAAAATACTAGGTCTAATATGATTGTAGCACTAGGATCGGACATCCATTTAGAATTTGGTGATATCACCCTTATTAATGACGGCGGTGCTGAGGTACTGATCCTCAGTGGCGATATTATGATTGCCCAGGATCTACATGATCATACTGAAGAAAAGGTCCGTGTTGCGGCAATGCTTGACGGTATGACTAGCCGGCAAAAAGCCGCACTTAGGTACCGTGATTTCCTCAGTCAAGTAAGCAAAGAATTTCCCCATGTTATCTATGTAGCGGGTAATCATGAGTTTTATCATGGTAAGTTTGATGGTAGCTTAACCGATCTTCGCAATGAGTGTGCCAAATTTCCCAATGTTTATTTCATGGAAGACGACACCAAACAAATTGGTGATGTGACTTTCATCGGCTGTACACTTTGGACTGATATGAATGGAGGAGATCCACTTACTCTGCATATCGTTAATTCGGGTATGAATGACTTCAGGGTTATTCATCATGACGGTCAAGGATATACTAAACTTCGCCCAGCCCATGTTGCCTCTAGGCACCGTCGTAGTTTAGATTACATTAAAACAGTGGTCCAAGGAAACCGTGAAAAACGATATGCCGTGGTAGGACACCATTCACCAAGTAAGTTGTCAACTCATCCTAGATATGCTAATGAGCGTGAAATGAATGGCGCTTATAGTTCCGATCTTAGTGAATTTATTTTGGATCACCCCGAAATCAAACTTTGGACTCATGGTCATACTCATCATCCATTTGACTATATGATTGGTGATACTAGGATCGCGTGTAATCCAAGGGGCTATATTGGGCATGAACCCGAAGCAGATGATTTTAAACTCAAGTATATGGAAGTATAGGCACCCAAACACTGTTGTAATCAACAACGAACTCATGTATAATATTTATACGCTGATAAAGCGAAATACTTTAAAAGGAAATAAAATGACTGTAACTAAACAAGAACGCCTATTAGAGGCACTACAAGCTGGTGAGCAACTAACTGCAAAGCAAATCGCTGCGCGCTTTAGCATTGCTAACCCAACTGCAACCGTTTCAGATATCCGTGATCAAGGTTATGCAATCTACGCTAACCGTCATGTTGATAGCAAAGGTCGCGTAACTACTAAGTACCGTCTAGGTACTCCTACCCGTCGCATTATCGCTGCTGGCATCAAGGCTCTACGCCTAGGTCTAGTTGCCTAATCTTATCGGCAAGTAGTAACAGGTTAAACGGGCACCTTAAGCCCGTTATTTTTTTGAAAGTGGTATCAATTATGAACATTTTTCACAAATTGATGGATAAACTGGGAAGATATAGATCGATCCCAGACCGCCGTACTAACTTGCCTTACATGGATAGGTATTATCTTTTCTTAAAAGATCGCAAGACTTTTCCCTTTAATGTAACTCTACATGTTATTAAACGCTCAGATGATCCTATCATGCACGATCATCCGTGGCCGTTTATGACTATTATCTTACGGGGTGGGTATTGGGAACATACTCCTGTTTATGATAATAAAGGTAAGATGATAAGTGATACAAAGATTTTTAAAGGACCAGGCAGCATCATTCGCCGTAGTGCGAGTGAACTGCATTGGCTTGAACTAGAAAATGAACAGCCGGCTACTACACTTTTCTTTATGGGTCCCCATCAACGCGAGTGGGGATTTATTGTGAAAACTAGAAAAGGTATCAACAAGTGGGTTCGTTGGGATCATTATCTTAATGATTGGAAAGCTTACCATGAAAAGCATGTAATAGCAAAACAGGATAAAAAGCAATGAATGATAAATTTAAAGAAATTGCCGACCGTGTAGGTCTAGGCATTAGACACAACGGTATCGTGTTGACTAAAGATGTTGATGCGGCTGAGGCTTTCGAACAATTTGCCCAGTCTATTGTTCGTGAATGTGTTGGTGTTGTAGAAGGTGGTAACTTCCTACACGACCAGGCACCAACGGCTATTTTTGCTAAAGAGTGTAGTGGTGCTATTAAAAGACATTTTGGATTAAAATAATGTTATTTACAATTAGTATATTAGATGTAATTGGGTTTTTATTTGGCGTAGTATTATTAGCACCTGCAATTTTTATCTACACCAGTTATTATATTAAGCTGCACAATAAACAAGCATCGTGCAAGCATGATGGTGGTGTAAATGAAACTAACGCATGTGACGCCATTTGCAAGCAGTGTTCAAAAAATTTGGGTTTTATTGGTGATTGGAGAAAGAAGAATTCTTCAACCAACTAACTTTAGCTACATAAATACACTATATGACTATTCTTGAATTTATTATTTCCTCAATCATCTTTTTCGTTGCCGGATGGTATATTGGTAGGCTACTCTTAATGATAAGAGTTAGCGTTAATATCAATGATATGTTGAACAACAAGCAAATCATTTTTAATAGACCTGAGTCCAAGATTAAATCAGCCCCTGTATATACCGCAGAAGAACACAATGGTGTAATGTATTTGTATGATATTACTACTAAAGCTTTTGTATGTCAGGCACCAACACTGGCAGACTTAGCTACACACTTATACAAGCATGAAAATATTTCATTGGCATTGGTTGTATATGGTGACTCTACAATGTGGTTCGTAGAAGGTCGAGTATCCGATAAAGCAATAAACATCGAATGAAAATAAAAATTGGTAATTACCCCGCTAAAGGGTCCCGCAGAAAGATTGATATCAAAATTGACCAATTTGATACTTGGAGCTTAGACCATACACTAGCCCTTATTGTTTATCCTGCACTCTTACAGTTAAAACACGAAAAGCAGGGTGTGCCAAATGAATTTGGTACGGTAGGTGGCGAAGATTATTTAGACCAACTATCATTTGACTTTTACATAGAAACACATGGAGAAGCATTTGACGAAGGTATCAAAGAGTGGGATCTTATTTTGGATAAGATGATTTGGTCATTTTATCAAATAGCTCATGATGACTATAATGAACTATATCATCATGGTAAGCCAAACTATAACTTTGTAAAAAGTGATACTACAATTACGAATCCAATAACTGGTAAACAAGAAGAAACATTTGAAATGGAAGATAAAAATCCCCATGAACATTGGTTTGATTCTGAGGGACTAATGCTTCATGAAGAAAGAATTCAAGAAGGATTAGCACTGTTTGGTAAATATTTTCGCGCACTTTGGGATTAATTCAATAATGAACTCTTTTGATCAAATGGCAACAATTTTAAGTACAGGTCCAATGTTTGATACTGTATTGAAACCTAAATCACTTACTTCTAAAGAACAATATAATGAATGGTTGAATACCTTTTTTATTTTTGATAAATTAAAAGGTCTTTCGTTAGCAGAATCATTTATAGAGCATTTTAAGTCTGATGATTTTATACTAGGATTAGCTATTTCAGATGAAATGGCTAAAAATTACATAGAAAATAATTTAATTAAATGAACCAAAAATTTATTGATTACTACATGCGTATAGCAGATATCACTGCCGAGTTATCTTATGCAAAAAGATTACAAGTGGGCGCGGTTATTGTTAAAGAACATAAAATACTTGCCACTGGGTACAATGGTACACCTGCAGGTTGGGATAATGATTGTGAAGATGTTGAATGGTGTAGTGCTGGCGGATGGCTTGATCCTGATGAAATCGAAGAAGGTTGGCCCTACGAAGGCACTTACCTAGACAAAGATGGCAATGAAATGCAAAACCGCTATCGGTTAAAAACTAAACCAGAGGTACTTCACGCTGAAAGTAACTGCTTAATGAAAGTAGCACAATCTACTGAAAGCAGTGAGGGCTCTACTCTATTTTGCACTCATGCACCTTGTATAGATTGTGCAAAGTTGATTTATCAAGCTGGCATCACAAAGGTTTATTACCGTAACGCATATCGTAGTGAGCAGGGTATAGAGTTTTTACAGAAGGGCAAGATAGATGTTACCCGATACTAAAGAATACACTACCGATATGCGGCTAAAATTTGGTGAGCTTGGCCCTATCGTTCGTTGGTGCCAAGAGTATTGCGTAGGTATGTGGGGATATGATGTAGTAGATCCTGCAGGATACACTGAAGGCCGCTATCAATTTATATTTGACAACGAAGCAGACTATATTAACTTTGTACTTTGGAAAAAATGAAACTATTTACTTTTTACAGAACCAACAGCAACTTTGACGATATCTTAAAAGATCCAAATCTTAAGCGTCATATTCACCAAAAGATCTCTTGGAAATACCATCTAACTATTGGTATGGAAAAAGATAAAGATGCACTGTTTAGCTATATCACGCTAAAGTATGGTGATGATATGAAGGACGATTTTATTACAGACTTCACCCCAAAGATTGGTATCGATTATCAACCAAAAAGAAATTAATATCTTAGAGAGATTATATGCCCAAAGAAGACTTGGCTAAGTGGAAAAAAGTTTAGATATACTTAGAAATAATATCCACCCTGATTTTTCACCCATACCCAACAAAGATTACGGAATTAAACGATGACTAATATACTTTTATTTTTATTTCTTCTACAATTTAAGCATTGGTTTGTTGATTTTTTAAATCAATCAAATAAAGAAATTATTGGTAAAAAGATTTATGCCAATTTAGCAGGTATAGGCCATAGCTTCAAACATGGTATAGGCACAACTATTTGTGCCCTTTTTGTTTTGGATTTAGAAATTTATTATGTATTATTTGCTTTTATTTTAGGTAATATAGATTTTGCCCTACACTATCACATAGATTGGTGCAAATCAAATTATGGTGAAAGTGATTCCAGCAAAAAAGAATTTTGGAACTGGCTAGGATTTGATCAAATGCTACATCAAATCACTTATATTTTCCTAGCTCTTATGATTATCTAGTTACTTGCTAAAATAACTTTAGCCTCAGGAATTCTAGTAGCGGTAGACCTCGATCCCAATACAATAATAATCTTAGTTGAATCTTGGTCCTCAACCATCATAGCAATACATCCTCCTGATTTACTGATCCATCCTGTTTTGCTGACAAGCATTTTAAATTTGCCTGCCATAGGGTTTGTATTTCCAAAAGAAATATTTCTATTTTTACTTACATTGTAGGTAATCACACTTTTATTGCTGTCATCTACTACTACATAATAACTGCTGGCCTCTAGTACAAGTTTGATTAAGTCCTCTGCTGTACTAACATTGGTGTAAAATAATCCTGTAGGATCTGTAAATCTAGTGTTATACATACCTAAACTAAAGGCTTTAGCATTCATAGCATCCATACAGCCTCGTAAGCCAGTAGAGTAATACTGACATAACATCTGAGCCGCTTCATTATTAGATTTAACCAATGCCAATTCAATTAGTTGTCGTCGGGTGAAACTTCTGCCATAGAGTTTTCTAGGTATAACTGCATTCAAATCGGGACTATCATCAAGTACAACCAAAACAGTCATTAACTTTGTAATACTAGCGATTGAACGAATCTCATTGGTGTTTGTACCATTTAGCATATTGCCTGATTTGTCGGCCATTAGCCAAGAGGTGGCAGTTAAGGTTCTTAATTCTTGTCCTTGGACGGTGCCCAAGGATAAAAGTGATAATGCAATAGCAGTTTTACGCAGGAATCTAAACAAAATTCTACCCACTTTATAAAAAATAATTAGTCATATAATATCATACACTATAGTATATGTCAAATTTATTGGGTTATTTAGAATTCGCCCTAAACACACCATCCCAGTTTGTATCCAAATTAGAAACTCGCAATTCACTAATCCTTTCTTCCATCATCTCATAGTATTTGTTCATCTCACCGTTGAATTCTTCTTTGAGTTGATTTATAATTTCTAACGCTCTGTCCCAATTTTGTTCTCTATAGTATACTAGCATAATTTCATGTAGTTCTTTTGCTATTTTGTATTCAGGTTTGGGGTTATCTAATACTGTGTAGATATTTACCCCTTCTGTTTTGCCCTTTACAGCCAAACAATCCAACTCTAATACAAAATATTCATCAGCAACTTGTTTTGCTGTTAATGGTCCTAAAACAATTTTGACACCATACGGCTTAGACTGACCCTCCAATCTGCTCGCCAAATTAACACCGTCGCCAAGGCAAGTGTAATCAAAACGCTGATCGCTACCCATATTACCCACAACAACTTGGGCGCTATTAATGCCAAGACCCATACCAAAAGCTGGTATGCCTTCTGCTGCAATTTCTTTATTAAACTCATCTAAACTTCCCATCATTTCTAATGCTGTTTTAACTGCGTGTTTTGCGTGATCAGCATCATCGAGGGGTGCATTCCAAAATGCCATCTGTGCGTCGCCAATATACTTGTCTAATGTACCATTATTTTCTATAATTTTAGCAGTCATAGCAGTCATATAGCGATTCATAATCTTGGTCAAGCCTTCAACATCACTGCCATAATGTTCTGAAATAGTAGTAAAGCCTCTGACATCAGTGAACATGATACTTAACTCTCTACGCTCACCACCTAACTGTAACAGTTCAGGATTTTTCTGTAGTTTTTCTACCATTGCAGGAGATAAATAGGTACTAAACTGTTTTTTGATTTGCTGCTTTTGTAAGTATTCACTTATGAACTTTATACCATAGGCATGCAAAGCGACCAAAGTTGTCCCAAAGGCAAAGTAAGTACTGTCAAAGAGAAATAAAAAGTTAGTGAAAGAATACCAACTACCGATAACCACGCCACCAATAAGAATACCATACGACAATAATCCAACATATGTATACCTCGTCAAAAACAATAATAAAACCCCAGATACAAGAAATACTAATATTTCTATGCCATCACTATAGTCAGGTCTTTTTATTACCACACCATTAATCATTGTTGATAGTATTTTTGCCTGTACATAATGGGGGTATTGAGCACCTATGCTTGTAGGTAAAGGATTGCTGATACCTGCGGCGGTTGTGCCTAATATCACTATACCATTATCAAATGTTTTAGGTAATTTGTCTAATGAAAAATTATTAACTTGTTGTTGCCAATCTATCCATATTCTACCTAAATTGTCAGTTTGTATTGGACCAAATTTAGGTATACGCATTTTTTCAACACCATTCTCATTTAGTTTAACTTGAAAGGCGGGATCTCCTGCAGCTATTCTAAGTATTTCCATACTTAAGCTAGGATAAAGTTTACCCTCAACTGAAATAATTAGAGGCGCCCTACGATTCACGCCATCTATTTCGGGCAAAGTATTAACTATACCTACACCTGCAGCAGTTTGCTCTAATTGTGGAATATTAGCTATTATACCTTTATATTGTACAATCATGCCTGCGTATTGCGAGTTTATTACATTTGCTGCGGGATTTCTAGGATTGTTTATGTTTTTGTCATGGGGAACACTAGTAAGTATAACAGGATATTCTTTTAATACGGCCTCAAGAATTCCATCTTGTTTCATCCTATCGTAATTACTTAATGTTATATTTAGAACAACTAATCCAGCCTGTCGATCATATAATTCTTTTATTATTTTAGCAAATTCACCTCTGGGTAAAGGCCATTGTCCCAACTTTTCTAGTGATTTGTCTGTAATGTCTACGGTATATACATTGGTTGGGTGAGTTTCTGTGTGGCGGGGCTGTGATATTAGTGTATCAAAATATCTTAATCTTACACTTTCAACTAAACTAGGATCTATAGTTCTTATTAAAAGTAAGATAGATAATGTTATGATAGCAGTCCAAGGACTTAATATTAGTTTTTTCATTTATTTTTGTATTATTGTTACACTAGTGGTGCCACCTTGATTTATTTGTTGCTGAACGCTAACACCATCTTGTATAATATTTATCTGAGAATTTTGTTCGGTATTTGTTGTAACTTGAGCTATATGTGATAAGTTTTTAGTTAATGTAATTTTACTCCTATCATCATTAAAGAAATACTTTATACCATTAATAGCATTGAATTTAGGTAGCAATTCATTGATTTGGTTTAATTCTACTTGGTTAGCCATCATTTCTGCTAGACTGATGTCTAACATATTTCCTAAAAATTCATTATCTAACAAATTCAAATCTAGTTCTTTTACATTTTCTAAGTAGTTTTTATCTAACTCAGAATATTTTAGCAAATCCTGATTCAAATAATTTATATCTAATGTAGTTTGAGTTCTTATTTCTACTTCTTCTGTTTTTATGGGAGGAGCAACAATTAGCAAATTATTAATATTTGTTTGGTCAACATTAATAACTTTGGGCTCAGTGGGCGGAGTTTGTAAACTACTTACTAATGTGGCTTGATATGCTATATCAAGTAGAACCGTGCCTGATTCGTTACTAACAGTAATAGCACCTGTCACACATCCTTTATCATCACAACTAGGCAATAGTATTACTAATGACCTACCTAATTCATCAACAGTCATACTAAAATCTGTACCTCTAACTGCTATTGTAGCTGTGGGTGTTTTTACATTAACAGTTTGCGGATTATTTTTAGCTATTTGACCACTAGCATATCGGGCTGTGCCTAAAGCTACTTTTAAGCCTAATTTACCTGTGCCTTTATTAGGATCATATACAAACTCATCAATTAAAAGTTTGCTATGTTCAGTCATTTTAACTTGGGTATTATCTTCAAAATCTAATAGAACATTTGATTTAGCCGTAACAATAGTATCACTCATTTGTACAGTAGAATTTACAGCACTAGGTTGACTTTTGTTATTTCTAACAATTTCTGTAGGACCTGTCTGTTGGCTTATTTTACCAATATTAGCTTCAGTCAGACTGGGTGATAGAAACAGTATTATTATTGCCAGTACTTGTAACAGATACAGTTTTAGGTAATAAGCCACTCTGTGTAACTCCAATAGTATTTGTATTTCCAATAACAGTAATATCAACTGTGCTAGCACCCGTCATTGTGCTTGTATGCGTTACAGCATTGAAATCACCAGTTACATTTATATTACTACTATGATTGGCACCGGTTCCTAAATTTTGAGTAATAGTATTGTCATCACCACCAATTGTTTGTGTTATTGTAGATGAGCTACAACTTGCTGTTGCTGTGCTGCCACAGTTTACTTCCTGAATATTATTACTTCCTGTTGTAGAAAGAGTTAAATCTGTGGCTGAACCATTGATTACACCAGTTAAAGTATTAGTACTTCCTATTTGATCTATAGTAACAGTATTTGAGCCACTACCTATGTAAAAAGGAGTTATATTTGTACCTATTGTATTATCGGCACCATCTTGTGTTATAGTTACAGTAGAATTATTTCCTACCTGTTCAATGTAAACTTCATTAGCAAATATATTAAACGAAGCTAACATCATTATTATTGTTATTATTTTTTTCATATTTTATTCCTTATTGTTTTATGAACTGCCAAAGACCGCGTTTTTCACCTTGTAAAACCATTTCATATACTGCATGTTCAATAGCGACTCTAACAGCATAGGTTGTGGGTTCATTAATTGCCGCCCCGCTTTCAATTTCCAGTGATTTTGTGGATGCATCAAAAAATTTTAACATACCCACACCATGTGATGTACTATAAACTGTTTTACTCACATTAACGGTTAAAAGTATTTCTCCGCTGTTTACACTTATCAACCTTAAAGATACTACTACTTCATCTACTCTATATTGTTTATTAGCCCCTATACCTAATAATCTTGCACCTGTTCCACCTGATCTGATATTACTATCATAACCTACTATTCCTCCTTCTATTATGACTCCAGCCACAGTCATAGGTTTAAGAGGTTTTGCTTCTTTACCTTCGTAAACTTCTCGTTGGCTGCGAATTAGTTGTCTCTCTTTTATAAGGTTGTCTAATCCAACTCGTTCCACTACCCTAAAATAATTTCTACTATTTTGTAATGATTGTATTAAAAATACCTCAGCACCTTGTGTTACTGCACTACTAAACAATGCTAACCTATCATTGGGTTTTTTCTGTCCCGTTAAATCTTTAAAACCATAAACAGCCATTGTTATCGGTGGACCATCTAACATAGGTAAAGTATCTGCTAATTTTAACCTAGGTACTATTGTAACAGGATCTTCTATTTCTTTCTGAAAAGGTATACTAGCACAACTTGCTAATAACATCATACATAAGGATAATATTATGCTTCGCATTAGAATCTAAAAGAGGCTACAGGTACAGTGATTTCTGTACGGCCTCCATCCTCTTGTATAATAGTTAATGTAACATCAGTGCCTGTTTTCACCCAGTTAATATTTGTGCCTTGAAAATCTAAACTACCTGATGTGGCACCACTTTCGCCAAACATAGCGTCTGCCATTTGTTTAGATAATTGAGCATAAATTCTGCTTTCTAAATTTACGAGGAATTTTTGTAGATTAGAATTCCTAGCCGCCAGTTCTGCTTTAGCCTTTGCGGCATCTTGCTCGTCTTTTATTTTTTGACGGCGATTGGCTTCTAATTGTTCTATGGTAAGCACATGGCTGCCATACCCTTGACCGCTAAAGCTAGGGCTACTGAACTGAAAAGTAAGTTCACTAGCATACGAACTTGAAGCGATTACTAAAGCCAAGGTAAAACTCAATATACCCTGCGGTTTCATATTACTCCGATAAATATAGTTATTATTATCTATTATTTAGATCATATTATACTTTAGAAATAGTACAACATAATTATAAGGAGTAAACAATGAATGAGTTTTTAAAATTAGTTGCTGAAGTGGGATTTCCTATAGCTGCTGCATGTGCAGGTGGATACTTTGTATTCCTAACTCTTAAGTTTATACTAGCAGGAGTCACAAGTTCTGTAAATGGAATCAAAGGAATAATTGTAGCATTAGATAATCGTGTTAAAACAATGAATCACGATGTTATCAGAATTGATTCAATTGTTTCTAATGCTTTAGGTCTTAGGCCTGATGTTGACAGAATAGCAAGGGCAGATGGCAAAAACGACGCTCGCCGAGATTAAGGAGTTACATTATGAATTTAGCTGAAATGATTAATAAATATGGATTTCCCATCATTGCTGCGGGTGGCATGGGGTATTTGATATTTTATGTATGGACTTGGGTAACAAAAGAAATTAAGCCTGTATTAGGCGACGCCAATACAACTCTTATAGCACTAATAGATCGCATCAGAATGCTTGATAATGATTTAATTAGATTACAACAAAAAGTAAACACTACACTACATCTTCGTGGAAAGGTTATTGAATCCGAGCGTGTATTAGAAGCGCAAAAAGTAGAATTAGAAATTAAAAGTATACTGGATGAGGATAAAAAAACTGCTGCTTCAGGTGAAGGTTGATAAATATTTAATGACATGCTGACAAAACAGTGTCTAGGACGACCATGGCAGTCATCAATTTAGTGATACTTGCTATTGAACGAACCGTGTCGGTATTGACACCTTGGAGGATATTTCCGTCGCTGTCTGCTACGACCCACGCTTGTGCAGTAACATTTGGTAAGGTATTGGCTGCTGCCCCACAATGAAATGCGGTGAGAAGTGATACAGTAATAATAGATTTACGGAGTAATCTAACCAAAAGTCTGCCCAATCGTTTAAGAATTTATTATATAACATTATAATGCATTTTTATATTTTGTAAAGAAGTTTGGGTAGCCTTTTTACCCACTACTTCAAATTTGCCGCCTGTATCTAACACGCAACTTTTGTCTTTTTTAGTAACTAATATAGTCCAAGTTCTAGTTTCAGGGTTAGTCCAAAAAGTCATTATATTACCATATACATTATCTGTTGATCCTACTACAACGGGTACTTCTTTGTATTCTTCTACTAATAATTTTGCTATCTTAGTAGTATCATCGCACAATATTTCTAGTGTGTTTGGTTTTTCAGCAGGCTTGGGTCTTGGCTGTGCTGATATAGTAGCGCAAACAAATATCAACCCTACCACTACTAAAATTTTTTGCATGATAATCTCACTAAGATTATGTATTTATGCAGATTAAAAGAAAAGAGTAGTGTTTTACCACTACTCTTTTCTATGTCGCAATTTAACTAATTAAGCACTAGTTGGTAGTGCTGCTGTTGGGGGAGTAAATGTAGTAGTATAACGAGCACCGCCCTTAGTTATACGAAGGTCTTGTATATAACCGTTTAATCTACTGGATCCATGCAATGTTGGATATGTATTGAAGTAATCTCCTAGACTTAAAGGGTTAGATGAACCATAATTATTATTATCAGTATAAGTACTACCTGTTTGAGTACCATTAATAAACATCTTTGTTGAGCCACTTGCCCTACAAACCGTTATGTAATACCAAGTACCAGTATTCAAGGCTGACCCTGTTATTCTAGCTGCACTCGCAGTGAAATAAACAAGTCCTAACACAGAGTCATAATATATATAAGGTTGAGTTCCAGAAGCTGATGTTAAATTAGATACTATAGTTTGAGTACCAACCGCATTCAAATACAACCAAAATTCAATCGTAAAATCACCTGTACCATATCCAAATTCTGTATTAGTTAGCGTAGATAGAGAACTTGATCCGTTAAAAAACGCCGAAGTAGGTGACCATTTAGCTTGTGTAGTAGATGCCTGAGCAGTACCAGTACTAAGCATATTGTTTTTAGCAGCAGCATCATACATACCTGCATTTGTAAAATTAAGTAATAAGCTTGTACCTGATACCGCAGTTAGAGGTGCTGTTGGTGGAGTAAATGCAGAAGTATATACCGCAGTTCCTTTAACTACTCTTAAACTTGATATATTACCTACTAAATAACCACCGACACCGCCTAGTGAGCTTATGTACATGCCGTTAGCAGACCCCGCTGCAAAGGTAGCAGAGGATGTATATGTACTACCGCTTTGAACACCATCTACGAATAGCTTAATAGAAGATCCTGAACGAGTAACCGCAACATGATGCCAATTACCATCTGCAACTGCGATAGTGCCGGTAATTATAGCACCCAAACTACCTGCAGATAAACATGCATTTGATGTTATAGAGCTACCATTATAAAAACCTAAATCTAAAATGCTAGTATCCAATCCAGATCCAAAAGACCAAACTCTTCTTCCATATGGGTCTAATGATATTGTAGATGTTTTAACCCAGCATTCAATTGTAAAATCACCATTAAATGATAATCCAGCTGAAGCTGCTGATTTTAAATATTCACCGCCACCTGAGAAAGATGAACTACCGCCATTTGTAGCTGTGTTATAACTACTACCTGAAGCAACTGTAAATGGTGTTACTGAACCCTGAGTAGATGATCCAAATCTACTAATAATAAGAGCGGCTGAACTGCTATCTAAAAAAGTATTATTTGTTTGTCCATTGGTACTCGTTGTTTCTGATAGAAACGATACATTAGCCCAATATTGATCACCAGCAGGGGCGGCACCTGTAAGTACGCTATAACCGCCTGTCATTGTTACGCCTGAAAATTGCATATTATTTTTCCTTTATACTAATTAAGCACTAGTTGGGAAAGCTGCTGTTGGTACTGAGAAATTGCTAGTGTAACGAGCAACGCCCTTAGTTATACGCACGTCCTGAATATATCCATTGAATGGTCTCCCGCCGTTTGACCAATCTCCAATAGTAAAATTCATGCCGCCAACAGTTATTGAGCTTACTGTGGCATTGGATCCCTGTTGTACACCATTAAGGAAAAGCCTCACAGTAGAACCCGATTTTGTGAATGCAATATGATTCCATTGACCAACTGTTACTGTTCCTTGAGTTATCGAAATATTGCCTAATGTGACTTCAAGTGTAGAGGATGTAATTCTTAATACCCAAGGTGCTAGTACTGTGCTTGAATTAAATCCCATTAATATAGCTAATGACTGAGAAGTGTCTGGATATGCCCACATTTCTGCGGTAAAATCATCTGACATTGTTGGATAAAGAATCGCAGAAGATGGGATTTGTAAGCTAGCACTAATACCATTAAAATATGCTGATGTAGGTGACCACTTAGCTTGTGTGGTAGATGCCTGAGCAGTACCAGTACTAAGCATATTATTTTTAGCAGCAGCATCGTACATACCTGCATTTGTAAAATTAAGTAATAAGCTTGTACCTGATATAGCGGTTAGTGGTGTAGTAGATGGAGTAAAGCTAGCTGTATAAACTGCGGTTCCTTTAACCACCCTAACACTTGACATATAACCAGTTAAATAAACTGGTGTACTGACAACACCTACTCCAAATCCGTTTTGACCAAAAGATGTGCTAGTAAATATAGTGCTATTGGTTACTGCTTGTTGAACTCCATTAATGAATAACTTTACTGTACCTGACTGTCTAACTGCTGCCACATGGTACCATGTATTTGTACTAGGTGTCCACGCTGTAGTTGCTGCGTTTGCTGTAGCGTGCTGGCCCAAAGTTAAAACATTACTATTTAAACCCAACCATATTTTATCACTAGTTGATGATAATGCAGAATCACTTTGCATTAAAGGAATAAAACCAGAAGTAGATGAAAATCTCACCCAACATTCCATTGTAAAATCACCTGTGCCAAACGCAAAGTTAGTTGATGCGGGAGCGGTTAAATAAGAAGTTCCAGGAAAATATGCACTTCCACCATTTGTTGCTGTACTATAACTAGATCCATTCGCAACTGTAAAGGGTGTAAATGATCCTTGTGTAGCAGAGCCAACTCTGGTCATACTAAAATTATTTGTACTGCTATCTAAAAATGTGTTATTTGTTTGTGCGTTGGTGCTAGTTGTGTTCATCAACAACGATACATTAGCCCAATATTGATCACCAGCAGGGGCGGCACCTGTAAGTACGCTATAACCGCCTGTCATTGTTACGCCTGAAAATTGCATATTATTTTCCTTTATTTAAGAGAAGAGTTTTGGGAAGCAAGTTAAAGAGGAATCCTATCCTGAGATAACTTTCTTACTACTATTTATTCAAATATAGTGAAATATATTATTTCAAAACGATTTCTTAAATCTAGAATGTAGGCTTAGGTATTGATCCTTACGGTACCGCCACTTAGATATGGTTTCAAGTTGCTGGCGTTATTAGCGAACACTGCATTAGCACCCAATGAAAAATTAGAGGGTTGTATAGATAAGCCAGTTATCCAAGACGATAAGTCTTGGTTAAACGCAGTAGCATTTTGGAACATTTGGTTCATGCTACCAACATTGGCCACATCCCAACTACTTATATTGCCATTAAAGGCAGAACAACTATCGAAAAAGGATTGCATCGATGATGCTTGACTTGTATTCCAAGTGCTTATATTACCATTAAATGCACTAGCATCTTGAAATACATTATCCCACCCAGTTACATTAGAAGTATCCCAACCACTTAAGTCTTGATTGAATGTGTTGGCACCCAAAAACGCAGCGTTAAGAAATTGCACAGCAGTAGGAAGAGTATTTGGTACTTGAGTGAGGTTTATGGCACTGTAAAACGCTGAGAATAGGCTAGTTAGTCCTAAATCATTATCCCAACTATCTACTGAAACTAATGGTTCGTTTTCACCAGTGCCAAAAAATACTTGGCCATATTCAGACACTGTTCCTGTAACCGTTACTGTATAAGTATTGGCAGTAGTATAGGTATGACTATAAACATTTGCACCGTTAGCAGGTTCAGCAGTATTACCATCACCCCAGTTGATTGTTGCATTAACTGTGCCACCAAGTGGTAGATAAACTGTATCTGGATTAGTCACCGCCAATGCAGTATTAAAAGTCATAACAAGATTACCACCCGCGGGCGGAGGTGCCGCCGATGAGGTAAAAGTTAACCCAGAAGTCATAGTCCAACCATTTGATAGTAGCATTTTTATACCTGTAATTATTACAGTATTTATCAAAAAATGTAATTTAAAATAAATACTAATTAATAGGTATAACCATGACTGATATTAGAAAATTATTAAATTTAGTTGAAGAATTCAGTGAAGAAATAACTGAACAAATGGGAATTGGCGATAGCTTTTCATTGGAGATAGCAGAAGATACTGTTATCGAAACCGGCGTTATTGGCTTTATGAGTGACGGTGTTGTTATTCATAGTGATAACACAGTAATGGAACTGTTAAAGCATCACGGTGTAATGTTAGAATCAGTCAATGAAAAAATGCTAATGGGCATTTCTACCGACGCAGCAGGGTCAGGTACAGTTGGTGAAGCAGATGTTGAAGAAGCCAAATATCAAGGTAGAACGGTTCAACTAAATAAACCAATGGCAGGGGATGTTGCAAAATCTAAAGTGTATGTTAAGGGTCCAAAAGGTAATGTTGTCAAAGTAAATTTTGGTGATAAAACTATGCGTATTAAAAAGAGCATTCCTGGCCGTAGAAAATCATTTAGAGCAAGACATCACTGCGAGAATCCAGGCCCAAAATGGAAAGCAAGATATTGGTCATGCAAAGCCTGGTGAGATTGGTTACCTAAATATTTGCATTACCATCATGAATACTATATAATAAAGAAATGAGCAAACAAAATCCAGCTAATCCTTATGTAAGTTATGAAGTCATTACCCAAGTAGATGATAGCACTGACGACCTACTTATTCCCATTCCACCTGCACTACTAGAGAAAATGGGTTGGAAAGAAGGTGACGCAGTTGATTTTTCATTAGATGATCAGGGTAGAATTATTATGAAGAGGATTGGGTAATGTCTAGTAATGACTCCTATCACTATCCTTTTGTTCATGGCACTCATGGTATAACTTCTAATGGTACATCAATAACTAATAACTCAGTTAATTGGCAAAGTATAAGTCCTACCCCATTAACAGATAGTAACCTGCATATTCGAGGCACTGCAATTTTTGGGAGTGATGTTATTATTAAGGGCAAAAGTCTTAATGATACACTAGATAAAATAGAAGAACGATTGGCTATCTTACACCCAAATCCTGCACTAGAAGATAAGTGGAGTGAGCTAAAAGAATTGGGCGATAAATACCGCGCACTAGAAGCAGAAATCATAGCAAAGCAAAAAATGTGGGATATTTTAAACAAATAACGGTTGACAAATAATCCCCGTTCTAGTATAATACACACTAATCAATCACTATGACCTACACACAATGACGATGCATCTCTCTCACCCAGCGCTTACTACAACTGGTAAACGCAAGGGCAAGCAAAAATTTGCTAGCAGTGAAGCCAAGCTAAAACAAGAAGTACTCAATCAAGAGTGGGAACAAAATCAAAAACGATGGGCTGCTATGAGCAAGCCCCGAGCAATGAGCTTGCCTAGTTCCAAAGTAGCACTTCCGGTACTGGGCCCGCCTCCAGGCAGATTTATGGCTTCTCAAACTAAAAGCGTTGATACCGGAGTTACTGGACCAGTTACTGTCAAGCAAACTCAACACTATACCGGTACAAAAATCATAGGAATTGCTCAGATGGCAAAATCAAATGCGATACCGATATACAACCCGGATCATATTGAAGAAGTAGCGAGGATGCGTAGGTGAAAAAAGTATTTAAGCCTACTTATCTCTGTGTAAAAACTCATACCGTTACTGGATTGAAATATTTTTGCAAAACAGTTAAAACTGATCCATATTCTTATCCAGGAAGTGGAAAATATTGGCTTCGGCATCTGAAAGAACATGGCCGAAAATTTACTACAGAAATAGTTGGATATTTTGAATGCAAGGATGAATGCTCTGAATTTGCAGTCAGATTCTCACTTCAACATAATATTGTTAAATCAGTTGATGATTTTGGTAATAAAATTTGGGCAAATTGTATAGTTGAAAACGGACTAGATGGTGGTCAAACTTATTCGGGTCCAAGAGACCCATCAATTGGTGCAAAAATATCCGCAAAAACAAAAGGGGTCGTAAAGGGTCCGTTGTCCCCTGAAGTCGCCACTGAAGCCACTAGAAAGTCAAGAGAGACTAAAGAAAAAAACGGAACCACTAGAAAGAAAGGAGAATTCTCTCATACACCTAAGTCTATTGAAAAGCTAAAATTAGCTAGATCAAGACAAATCATAACACCAGAATCAAGAAAAAAGGCTGCGGCTAAGATTACAGGTGTAAAACATAGTGAAGATAGAAAGAAAAAGCAAAAAGAAGGATTAGCAAGGGCCAGAGCCCTAAAAAGTCCAGAAGAATTATTGGCAGAGCGTGAACGGCGAATTATCGGTATGAAAAATAGACCGCCAATTACCGAAGAAACTAGAGAAAAAATAAAATTAGCAAGAGCAAACCAAGTTATTTCTGAAGCGACCCGTGAAAAATTAAAAGGGTTCGTGATAGTAGTAAATAAACAAGGTCAATTGTCGAGAATAACCAAGGATCAATATTATTCTCAGACTGGTCCTAAGGAAGAATGGGAATATTTACAGCATCGTAACAAACTCGCGCAAGAAAGAATGCGTCGATAACTCTAAAGGAAACAAAAAAGCAACATGTCAAAAGAAACATCTATCAGTTTAAGCGGAGTAGTAAAAGAAGTTCTACCAAATTGTATGTTTAGGGTAGAACTTGAAACAGGGCCAACTATCATTGGTTATATCTCAGGCAGAATGCGTCAAAATGAGATTAAAATTCTAATGGGTGATCCAGTTGAAATTGAATGCTCACCTTATGACTTGTCTCGCGGTAGAATTACCAAACGCAAATAAGTAGTAGATTATTTCTAGCACTCGATAAATAGTAGATGCGAGAAATAATACAATTATTAGAGGACAAGGCTCGTCCTCAAGACATAGAAATCATAGCCCTAAACTTTACTCCCAGTGAAGTAAGTCCCGTCTTATCCAAAGATACCATAGAACTTCACTATGGTAAACTAGCCCATGGATATGCTGAAAGATATAACAGGGGTGAGGGTGATCGTGATTTTAACTATGCCGGAGCTTTTCTCCATAACACACTATTCCCACAGTTTAGAGAAGTAAGAAATAACAACAAGCCAAATGGTCCTATGATGGGATTCATCAATAAGCATTTTGGTGATTACGATAATATGAAGGCACAGTTTGAAACTGAAGCCATGAAGATACAGGGTTCAGGTTGGATATATTTGGCTACAGATGGTAAGATTAAAACTATTGCAAACCATCAAGTTCGTAATGATATTCTACTATTAGTAGATTGGTGGGAACATGCCTGGATATTAGATTATGGTAGTGATAAAAAGAAATACCTAAAAGAACAGTGGAAAATAATCAATTGGAACGTGATTAATACCCGCTGGGGCCAAAGTTTATAACCCATATTCATTGATTAAACTCGCATTATATTGTATAATCATAGTATGACTAGACAATTCGCTTTTAGATTTTTTAACGATCCCCAAAGACTACTTCGTGAAAGTCCTCACGATAAGATTAGAAATTCACATTCTGTGCCCAATGTAGGCTTTATGGGCGACCCTACTAATCGTGGACAACCTAATCGTTTTAATAAATGGTATAAACTACCCAAATCCGCACATAGATTGTATTGGCGAGCTAGGGGTATTTCTTGGAATAAGTAATTAAGCTGTAATCCCCGGTTCCCCATTTAGTATTTTTTGATAAATACTAGATGAGGATTTAATTATGGCTATTCCAGGTGGACAGGAAATCAATATTGGGTTACCCAATGAATCGTATGGCAGCGACTCGCTATACACCGCATTCAACAAGATCGAAGATAATTTTGTTATACTATTTGCATGTGCCAGCCCATATACCACTTTTCTAGGTAGTACTGGGGTAGGAATCACTACTAGTTCTTCTACTGGAGTAGTTTCTATAACAAATACCGGTGTTACTAGCATAGTAGCTGGTACTGGTATTACTATCAGCAGTGCTAATGGTGAAGTTACGATATCCAGTACTGGTGGCAATGGTGGCGGTACAGGTACTGTAACCAGCGTAGGCATTAACTCAGTATCAAATACTTTAACTGTTAGCAATAGTCCAATCATAAGTTCAGGTATTATGAACTTGGATCTTGCTACTATTCCTAATGTGGCAGGAAACTATACTTATCCTACAGTAAGCATAGACCAATATGGTAGAGTAGTTGGCATTAGCAGTGCTAGTTCAGTGGGTACAGTTACTAGCGTGGGACTAACACCAGGTGCAGGGATACAAATAACTGGTGGCCCTATAACTACTTCTGGTTTAATAACCGTAGTCAATACTGGCGTAACAAGACTAACTGCTGGTACTGGTATTAGTTTAAGCGGGTCAAATGGTAATGTAACTATAACTTCTACTACTTCAGTAGGCCCTACCGGTGCAACTGGTGCTACTGGCTCAGTTGGTGCAACTGGTTCAGTTGGTGCAACTGGTTCGGGAGCTACGGGTGCTACAGGCTCACAAGGAAGTACTGGCGCAACTGGTTCAGTTGGTGCTACTGGTGCGGGAGCTACTGGCTTAACAGGTGCCACAGGTGAAACAGGTTCGACAGGACCTGAAGGGGCTACAGGCTCTATAGGTGCTACAGGTATACCCGGGGATCCAGGCGGCGCGACTGGTGCTACAGGAGTTACGGGCGCCACTGGTAGTACTGGTCCTGAAGGTGCTACCGGCTCCGGCACTACAGGTGCAACAGGTGTTCAAGGTGATACGGGAGCTACTGGCTCAACAGGACCCGAAGGTGCCACAGGTGCTACAGGGTTAGGTGCTACTGGTGCAACAGGAGAAGTAGGTGCAACAGGAAGCACTGGCCCAGAAGGAGCAAGCGGAAGCACTGGCCCAGAAGGAGCAAGCGGAAGCACTGGTGCTACAGGTATAGATGGAGCAAGTGGTGCAACTGGCCCAGAAGGAGCAAGCGGAGCTACTGGTGCAACTGGCCCAGAAGGAGCAAGCGGAGCTACTGGTGCAACTGGCCCAGAAGGAGCAAGTGGAAGCACTGGCCCAGCTGGAGCTACGGGCCCCGAAGGATCCACAGGTAGTACAGGTCCTGCAGGCGCAACAGGTCCATCTGGTACCGCAAATCTAAACAATGTTAGTTCTAATACACAAGTTATATTTAATAATGATGGCAATATTGCTGGTAATGCTAGTTTTAGATTTGATTACTCAACTGGTCAGGTAAATATCGGTGGAAATCTAAATTACAGTGATGCCGCTAAACTTATTGTAGTGGATGATAAAGATGGGTTTTCTGATATTATTATTCAAAACTTAAATCCTGGTGCCAACGCTTCAACCAATATAATAATGGTTAATGATAGTCTAGGTACTGACTATATAGCAGTTGGTATAAATTCAAGTAATTTTAGTCCCTTATACAATACGCTATTTGAAATACCAAGTGCGGGTTATGTTAGCCACACTGTTGATTTGATAATTGGCCCACAAAGCGACCATTCGGCGAATTCTAGTATTTACTTAACATATGGTAGCGGATCAAGTGCATTAGAATTAAATGAATTTGGTGCTATTGGTTGGGGAGCAACTTATAACGGTAATATAGCGAACGGAGAATTTGGTAATGTTGGCCAAGTATTAACAAGCTCAGGTGCTACAGGTGCTCCTACTTGGACAACAATATCAGGACTTCAAGGTGCTACAGGTAGCACAGGTGCAACTGGTTCTTCAGGTGTTGATGGAAGTACCGGTCCTACGGGATCAACTGGCCCAGTAGGTGCTACAGGTAGTACAGGCCCAATTGGAAGCACCGGATCAACAGGTCCTGATGGAGCAACAGGCCCAACTGGCAGCACAGGTATTCAAGGAGACACCGGTGCTACTGGGTTAGAAGGCGCAACTGGTCCTATAGGCAGTACAGGTCCTGAAGGTGCCACTGGTATTCAGGGTATTACTGGTGCTACAGGCATATCAGGTACAGATGGGGCTACTGGCGCAACAGGCATATCAGGTACAGATGGGGCTACTGGTGCAACTGGTACTGCAGGTATAGACGGATCTACTGGTGCAACTGGTATCCCTGGATTAGATGGTTCGACCGGTGCAACTGGTATATCAGGGATTGATGGATCAACTGGTGCAACTGGTCCTATAGGTAGCACTGGCCTTGATGGTGCAACTGGCTTAACAGGAGCTACAGGACTTGAGGGAGCAACTGGAAACACTGGTTCAACTGGCCCTGAAGGATCCACAGGTAGTACAGGCCCTATTGGTAGTACAGGTCCCGAAGGTGCTACTGGATCAACAGGTCCTGAGGGCGCAACTGGCGCCACTGGCTTAACAGGTGCAGATGGCGCTACTGGACTTGAAGGAGCTACGGGTCTAACAGGAGCGACTGGTCCTATTGGTTCAACAGGTATAGATGGAAGTACAGGTAGTACAGGACCTCAAGGAGACACAGGTGCAACAGGACCACAAGGCGACATAGGAGCAACTGGTAGTACTGGCCCGCAAGGAGATATTGGAGCAACTGGTAGTACTGGCCCGCAAGGAGATATTGGAGCAACTGGTAGTACTGGCCCGCAAGGGGATATTGGAGCAACTGGTTCTTCAGGTGTTGATGGAAGTACCGGTCCTACAGGATCAACAGGTCCTGAAGGTGCTACAGGTAGTACAGGCCCAATTGGAAGCACCGGATCAACAGGTCCTGAAGGTGCTACTGGAGCGACTGGCCCTGAAGGAGCAACTGGTCCAACAGGCACTACCCTAGTAAATGGTACAAGTAATGTTGAAATACCAAATGTAGATGGTAATATAAACTTCACATCAAATGGAAACACTACTCTTATAATAACTGACACTGGGGCAAACATAGCTGGAAATCTAATACTTGGTACTGGTACAGGTGGTGATTTAACTGGTGGTAACTTAGTAAGTGCAAACTCTATATCTGCTTTGACTTCTTTATTTGCCCCGGGCCCACAAACAAAGGCTTCTAACGATACTGGAACACTAGGACAAATATGCTGGGATGCAGACTATATCTATGTTTGCACCGCCACAAATACTTGGAAGCGAGTAAGTTTGACTGGTGGCTATTAAAATGCAACATTGTAACTAAACTAACATAATGCGACTACTTATTAATACCCAAACAGCTAAATAGTATATATAGGGACTATTTAATGAGTCAAACCCCACCGATTCCACCTGGTATCGAACGTGCCTCTAGTAAGCACACTGATCTAACTGCACAGCAATATTCTGATGCAGGCGATGCCAGACTGGGTGAATTGGTAGTTGATGTATCTACTAACCCCGATAATCCTTCACTTTACATTGGTAACGTCTCAGGTAATTTAAATCTAGTAACAGGTGGCGGTGGCGGCAATCCAGGTGGTAGTAACACCCAAATTCAGTTTAATAATAACGGTTTATTTGGTGCATCTTCTTCTTTCACATTCACAAGCACATCAAATCTAGTATCAATCGCAAATCTTACAGTTAGTGGAAACACACAACTAGGTAATGTGAGTAATGTTTTTATCGAGGGCGGCACATCAGGTTATGTATTAAGTACAGATGGCACTGGTAATCTATCTTGGATCGATGCAGCTTCTGGCTTAGTGGGTGGTCCAGACACCGCAGTTCAATACAATGACGGTGGTGTGTTAGGTGGAACTACTAATTTTACATATGACTCAACCGGTGACTTATTAACCGTAGGTAACATATCAGCCATAGGTAATATAAGTGCGAATTATTTCATAGGTGATGGCGGTTTACTAACTAATATTACAGTTAGCGGCGGAACTGCTATTGTAAATGGTACCAGTAATGTTACTGTAGCTACAAGTGGCAACATTACCGTTGGTGTAAATGGAAACGCAAATGTTGTTACATTTACTGGCGCCGGCGCCGTTATCGATGGTACATTGGATATCATAGGCAATAACGAACAACAGCAAATCAATGGTACAAGAACTATTATTTCAGGTAATCCTTACCCTGGTTCAGCAGCAAATAATGTTCCTACTGTAGTTTGGACAAGCAGTTCTAATAATGTAAATTCATTTTTAATGACTTTGCGAATACAAAATAGTGGTGAAGTTGAAATTTTAGAATTAATGGCTGCAATGAATGCCTCATTAGCAATCAGCTTTACAGAAACTAATCGTGTTACTACAAACCCCGCAATATTAGATACTATAGCCAATGTAGCAGCTAATGGTACTGGATATATGCAAGTCATACTAACTCCTAAGAACGGAAATATAGTTTACGCAACATACAATGTAACCGAATTCAACAAAACTGTATAAATAGTACATAAAGGATATACCTAAATGACTACTATACCGATCACCTCACTACCCAATATAGGTAATCAACTTACTTCAAATTCTATTTTACCCATAGTTAGCACTGTTGGAACTGCATCTACTGATAAAACAACAGTTGGTGCGTTGGCTAATTATATTTTAGTGCAAACTGGAAATTTATTACCCCCAGCTAGACAAGCCCTAACAGCACAAACAGTTACTAACGCAGCCCAACCCAACATTACATCATTGGGTACTCTTAACGAATTATTTGTATCAGGTAATGCTACTCTAGGATATGCTAATCAAGTAATGATTCAGGGTGGTACCAATGGTACTTTCTTACAAACAGATGGTACAGGTAATTTAACTTGGGCAGCGCCTGGTAGTGGTAATGGATCACCTGGTGGTAGCAATACACAAGTTCAGTTTAATGATAATGGTGTACTAAGAGGCTCTTCAGCACTTACTTTTAACAAAGATACTAACACATTTACTACTAGCAATATTGTAGCTAGTTCTATTACAGGCCCATTAAATGGTACAGCGTTTTTAGCTACACAAGTAACAACAGGTGCTCAGCCAAACATTACATCAACTGGTATTTTAACCTCACTAAGCGTATCAGGTATAAGTAATCTTGGCTCTAACAGCAATGTTGTCATTACAGGTGGTACAGCTGGATATGTACTAACCACAGATGGCACTGGTAATTTAAGTTGGGCTGCAGGGGGAGGTAGTGGTAGTGGCGCAACTGGTGCAACCGGACCCGCAGGTGCAACAGGTACCAATGGCGCTACTGGAGTAACCGGAGCTACTGGTATTCAGGGAGCAACTGGTGCAAATGGAGCTACTGGCTTAACAGGTGCTACAGGTGCTACTGGCGAAAATGGCGCTACAGGTGCTACAGGTCTAACAGGTGCTACTGGCGAAAATGGCGCTACAGGTGCATCAGGTAATGACGGAGCGACCGGCCCTACTGGATCATCAGGTTCTGTAGGTGCTACTGGCTTAACAGGTGCTACAGGACTTGATGGTGCTACTGGCGCAGATGGCGCTACAGGTGCATCAGGTAATGACGGAGCGACCGGCCCTACTGGTGCAACAGGGGTAGGTGCAATCGGTGCGACTGGTATTCAAGGATCTACT